GCCAAGACTATTCAGCAGTTACAGTTTGAGGCTGATACGGCTGATAAGACTGCTGACGAGATACAGATTCTCAAGCTTAGGATGCAAGGTCTTAGCGAAGAGCAGATAGATTCTATAAGGGCTACACAATTAGCAACAGCAGAACTCAGAGGTCAAGGAGAGGTAGCTGGTAAAACCGCTAAAGGTGGCCTAAGGCTGATGAGGGGTGGCTTAGGTCAATTAGGTCATCAGGTTCAGGACGTTGCAGTACAGCTTCAGATGGGGCAGAACGCTATGCTGGTCTTCGGTCAGCAGGGTTCACAAGTTGCTTCTTTGTTTGGTCAAAATGGTGCTTTGATTGGTGCCTTTCTTGCGGTAGGTGCTGCTGCCGCGACTGCTTTAGCTCCAAGCATCTTTAAGACTAGAGATAGCTTTGAAGAGTTGAAAAAGATAGCAGAAGCCACTGAAAAAATACTTACTATTGATTTTTTAACTGGAACATCAGACCTAGCTGATGAGTTTGAAAAATTAGCAAAAGAAAGCAAAGGTTTAGCAGACGCAAGCATACGAATGGCTTTGCTTGAGGCTTTTAAGGCAGCAACTATTGCTGAAGAAGAGTTCGCAAGTGTCACAAAAAAATTATTACCAAGTTTAGTTGCTGTATCAACTACTATGGGCGTTGCTGGAGATAAGATCGGTAATTTATCTGGTTCTTTAGGCATAAACACAGAAGAAGCTAAAAGATTAGACGATGCACATCTCGCAATGATCCGTGGGGTAGACGGATCAAAAGAAGCTTTCGTAGAGCTTGTCAGGGAGCTTGCCGCAGGACAGCCAATAACTTCTGAGATGAATGAAGCTTTAGTCAGTAGCGATGAAGCGTTACAAAAATTATCTCTTGAGTCATCTAGATCAGAACAAAGAATATCTACTTTGACTGCATTATTGCAGGGTAAAAAAATAGCAACTCAGGAAGATGCTGATGCTACAAATGAAGTTGCAGATGCTTTAGCAGAGGCTAACGAGAAAAGACAAGATTTTATTATTTCTCTGAATGAAGAGCTTAATACGATTGGCTTGGGTAATATTGAGCTTGCGGTAAGAAAAGCAAGATTGCTTGGCATGAGCGATGAAGAAGTTAAGCTTGTTAGGATTAAAGCTGAACAAATTAAAATAACTAATGATTACAACGCCCAAATACAAAGAGAAAAAGCGCAAGAAGAGGCGCTAATTCAATCAAAACAAGATTTCGTTTCTGGTGTAGTTGATCAAGCAGCCGCTTTAGGTAAGAGTAATATAGAGCTTTTAGAAGCTAACATCCTAACTGGACAGTTAGACGATACTCAACAAACAGCTTTCGCCAATGCTATAGAAAGGATGAAAGCATTTAAGGCAGAGCAAGATAAGCAGGCTGGTATAGCAAACATTGAGTCCTTGAGGCAATCGTTAGCAACTGAGGAAGAGGCGTTATTTAATTCGTTCGTTAATCAGAACCAGATAGTAGCTGATGCTTTAGCAACAAGATCTATAACTGAGGAGGCGGCTAGGGAATTACAGCTTAAGCTTCTTGCTGATTATAACGATAAGAAAAAGGCGCTATTAAAAGACGGCGCTGATGAAGAGATTTTACAAGGCAGCAAGTTAACTGGTCACATGCTAGGCCAACTAGGCGAGCAGTTTTCTGGAGTTCAAGCTGTAAACAAGAAGATGTTCGCAGCCCAGAAAGCATACAAGATCGCTAATGCTATTCAGAATACATACGATGCGGCTAACAACGCACTTTCATCACCTTACCCTTGGCCTCTTCCACAGGTATTCGCTGCAACTGCTGTAGCCGCTGGTTTGGCTAACGTAGCAGCTATTAAGTCAACATCATTTGACGGTGGTGGCTTTACAGGCATGGGTGCTAGATCAGGAGGGGTTGATGGAAAAGGCGGCTTCCCTGCGATTCTTCATCCCAATGAAACGGTTGTTGATCACACTAAAGGTCAGTCTGGCGGGATCACGGTGGTGAACAATATTGACGCAAGTGGCGCTGATGCTAACGTAGATATGAAGATCAGAGCGGCAGTTCAACAAAGTTCGCAACAAACCATCATGAGCATACAAGACCTCATGCGCCGCAGGAGGTTTATCTAATGACCGTTTATATGTTCCCATCTATAACACCATCTTCTAGCACTTTTGAGCTGGTGACAAACACTCGGACCTTTCAGAGTCCGTTGACTAACTCAGTTCAGACTGTGTCAAGGAAAGGGTCGCTTTGGAAGATATCTATGAGGTTTAATAATCTTTCTGGCAATGATAGAGCCATAATGCAGGGGTTTTTGGCAAAGTTGAACGGACAACAGCATAGAATGTATTTGTATGACCATTCCGCTGTAAAAAGAGGTGTAGCTCCTAGCAATCCCGCTGACACCTTAGTTGTAAACAGTGCAGGACAGACAGGCTCTACTTTAGTGGCTAGTGGAGCAACCGCTAGTCAGACCGGATATCTTAAAGCTGGTGATTACATAGCATTTAACAATGAGCTTCATATGGTTACTGATGATTGTAATTCAACAGGATCTAATACAGTCTCTATACCGATTGCGCCTCCGATCAGAAAGCCAACATCACTTTTAAATGGAGCTGATGCAATTGATTATCTACAGCCCGTTTACGGAGTTTTCATGCTTTCTAGCTCTACATCTTGGGATACACAGCCAGGGATAATTTCAAACTTCAACATTGAGGCCGTAGAGGATGTTCTAGCATGAGCCGAGGATTCCCCACAGCAGTAGCGACAGCGTTAACACAAGATCATGTTTCGGTTGTAAGTTTTGCAAAGTTGGAGTTCCCGTCTGGTACGGTTTACCTTCATAACTCTCTAGGATCGTATGCTTGGAGTTCAGTTTCGGCGGGTTCTTTTGTAAAAGATACCACTTATACGATCACATCAGTTGGAACCACAGATTTCACTTTGATTGGAGCTTCATCAAATACTGTTGGCGTTGTATTTACACCAACAACGGAGACTGCTGGGTCATTTGTTACTGGTACAACTTATAAAATCACTTCAATTGGGACAACAGACTTCACCGCTATTGGGGCAACTGCTCCCATATCTATTGGTGTGGTTTTTACTGCAACAGGAGCTGGAACAGGTACAGGAACTGCAACGGCGGTCGGTTCTGGAACTGGAGTTGCTGATATCAATTGGCTAGGTGTTGGAGATCTTGGGTCTATTTCACAGGTAGAAGAAGGTCTTGACGTTAGTCCGTATGCTATTACGCTCACTTTATCAGGCTTAGACGCAACTATTTCGGGCGTAGCTTTAACCGAAGACTACTACTTGCATCCTGTTACAGTTTACCTTGGCGTACTTGACACTGACGATGCTTTGATTGATACGCCTACCCAAATCTGGGCGGGATTCATGGATCAAATGAATTTATCAGTTGGTTCCGATGGCGGCGATGCAATTCAGTTGGTCGCTGAGTCTGAGCTTTCGCGGTTCAATAAGTCTTTAAATCTGATGTATACCAACGTGGCCCAGCAAGAAAAGTCTTCCGGTGATCTGTTCTTTAATTTCATGCACAAGATTGAAGGCGCTAAGATTGATTGGGGCGCTAAAGGTACTGGAACAAGTGGAGTTGGGCTTACGGAAGAGCAAGATGGCAGGCGGCGTAATCACTAGTGATTTTAAAAGTCTATCAAGCCCTTAATAAGTGGGAAAAGAAAGATTTCAACTATGGCGATGTAGATTGCTGCCAGTTCGCTGGTTTTATAGTAAAAGAATTAACAGGCAAAGACTATCTTGCCGATTTCCACTATAATTCTGAGGAAGACGCTGAAACGATAATTAAGAATTTTGGCGATCTGGAGGACACTGCTGCAAGCGTTTTAGGTGAGCCTACGAAAGAAATTAGATCGTTGCCAGATGGTTCGCCAGTAATCGTTAAAACGCCTGACAGTCAGCTTATGGGTATCAAGCTGGGTAATGCGGCAGTGTGCCTAGTAAAAAAAGGGTTCGCTAGAATTCCTGAGCAGCATATTTTATCGGGTTGGAATTTATGCCACAAGTAGCAATAGCATTACTAAAAATCGGTTTTTTTGTATTTGAAGCGGTTGCTGGAGCGGCTGCTGCTGCCTCGCTTGGGGCCGGTGCCGCTGTAGCGATTGGCGCTGCTGTTGTAGTTGGCGGCGTTTTAGTTGCCAAACAAGCAATGGCGCTTTTTGAAATAGAAATGCCAGCGGTTGATACAGATGCCTCTAGGCAGCGAACAGTTAAAGGCACCACAGAGCCACAAAAGATAATCTACGGTGAAGCGTTGGTATCTGGCCCGATTTCTTTTATCGGATTATCAGGGACCAATAATTCTGACCTATATCAGACCATTGTTCTTGCAGGGCATGAGCTAACAGATATTACTGACATCCATATGGATGACGTTGTTATTACAGACTCGCAGATAAACGGCGGCTCTGATGCTGGGGGTAATGTTACTGCTGGGATTTTTGGGCCTAAGAACTCAAGCACGATTTGCGTAATTAAGAAGCACTTAGGCGAGGCATCTCAAACAGCAGACTCTTTATTGACAGGCACGTTTGCAAACTACACATCCGCTCATCGCGGTGACGGCATAGCTTATCTAACAATGAAGTGGGTCTTGAATGAAGACTCAGCGGAGACTTGGGAAAAATATGCTCCGCAAAATGTAAAGGCATTGGTTCAAGGCAAGTCTATCTATGACCCACGGTTAGAGTTCACGGCAGTCGGAACACGAGGACAAGACACAACTAATGCAAATTATATAGCTTACTCAACAAACCCAAGTTTGTGTGTTGCTGACTATCTCATGGATACTTATCTTGGAATGAGTATTCCAGCAAGCAAGATTGATTGGGACGCTGTAACTACTGCCGCAGACGGTTGTGATGCTACTGTCAATGTTCCAGGCGGTACAGAATCAAGGTTTACTTGCAACGGCGTAATCTTTGCGACTGATTCACACCAGAAAAATATAAACAAGATTCTGTCGGCAATGAACGGCAACCTTGTTTACTCAAACGGAAAATACATTGTTCACGCTGGTATCTATGAGGCTCCGACAGAGACGCTGACCGAAGATGACCTGACCGGCGCAATTTCAATCAAGACTTCTTTGGAAAGGTCAGACCGATTCAACACGATAAAAGGTCTGTTTATTGACCCAGCGCAGAATCACAAGTCTTCCGAATTCCCTAAAGTTCAACTGGCTGACGCTGTTACCAGAGACAATAATGAGATTCTGGAAAAAGAAGTCCAGTTTCCCATGACCAACTCAAGCTATATGGCTCAGAGGTTGGCGCATAAATTAATTCAGTTAAGCGACCAGCAAAAGATCGTTACGTTTCCTGCGAACTTATCCGCATTAAGAATAACGGCGGGTGATAGGGTTCAGGTATCTATTGAGGAATTGAATTGGTCAAACAAGGTTTTTCAGTGTGCTGGCTGGACGTTCTCAGAAGACGGTGGCGTTAATCTGACGTTAAGAGAGGACTCAAGCACATCCTACGATGATCCCACTGTAACACCTACTAATGAGTATTCCACAGTTACTGCTACAGGTAGCATCACAGATGCATTCAGGGGCGTACCAAGTCCTTCTGGCTTAACTGTTACTCCAGGGCTAAAAAGCAATGAATTAAACTGGGTCAATCCCGGCAAGCCTGATGACTTTGGAACTATCTACGTTTACGCATCTCGTAATGCCAATTTTAGTTCAGCAGTCAAAATAGGCGAAACTGACGGCACTCAGTTTGTTCACGATGCCTCAAATAAGTCTTTGTTGTTCTCTGCCGGTGTTTTTAATATTGGCGATACTTATACGATTCGCGATGTAGGAACTACTGACTTTACAACAATAGGAGCTTCCGCTAACACGGCTGGAGTTGTTTTTACTGCAACCGGCGCAGGCAGCGGAACAGGTAAAGCGTGGGAAACTGTTGTACCTGGGAACACTAGATACTACTGGGTACGAGCCGTTAAGAATGTCGGAACGGATGCAGCCAGTCGGTCTAATTTAGAACCCAATGCCGATCCTAATACCACGGTTTTCGCAACGGTAGGCGATGTTGAGGTTGACTGGGACAATGTAGCCGATCCTACCATCGGGATTGATCTAAATAATGATGACTCAATCTCAATTAATCTTGGTGCTTCTAACAGCACTTCGGGCCAAGCAGTCGCACAGAGCGGTATTTCAGAAGACGTTACCATCACCCAAGGCGGCATCAGGATGAATCAAGGCGGCTCTATCAGGGGCGGTCAGACTTCTTACAATAGCGGCGAAGGATTTTTCCTCGGGTACGACAGCAATAAATATAAACTAAGCATAAGAAACTCAACATCTGAGGCGTTGACGTTTGACGGCGATGATCTTACGGTTACCGGAACTGTAAACGCATCCTCTGGTGCGTTCACTGGAGACGTTTCAACCGACTCAAAGTTTATTGCTGGATCTGGTGATGCGACGACTGTTGTTGACGGAGCAACCGACGCAACTTATAGAATCTTTAGCGGAGCCGCAGAGTCAGAAAGTGAAAATGCGCCGTTCCAAGTTAAGCCTGATGGTTCTGTTTTCGCTAAAAATATTACAGTCTTTGATGCTTCGGGAAACATCCTGCTTAATCAAGACGGACTCGGCGCTGCTGCGCTGGCTGGGATATCGCTTACTTCAGGAACAGCAGTCGATAAGGTGAGTGGTGTTTTGTCAGGTGATGGCGGTGAGATGACGCTGACGCTAGATCAAACTGCAACTGTAACGCTTGAGACCAAATTCGCTATATACGACAACTCGGTCGGCACATTGTATCTACGAGGAACTGGCGCAACATCATCAGCAGCGTTGTCAGACATTACAAACGCAACCCTGAATATTGTCTATAGTCTGCAAACTGATGGTGGCTCATATAGCACCGCAGCAACCAAGCCGATTACTTTTACCAGCACTGATTCGACCCCAAGCTCGACTGAGGTCTACGTAACGGCTGTGCAAGTCGGAGGTTCTTACCTAACTATATTGATGGATGCTGGCGGCGCGTTAGAGTACATCGCAAATACTAGCACCTACGGGGCGACCGCCTACGTTGTAACTAGTCACACTTTCACAAACCTACCGGCTGGCGTTCACAAAGTTAAATTGTCATCGACTATTACAGGATCGGGATCACCCGCTGCTGCTGGTCAGTCAACATCAAATCGTTTATACGAATTGAGATCGTCAGCGGTTAATTTTGTCGAAAGTGCTGCAAATGTTTTTGCTAATGGGACGCCCTCTGTGCCTACCGGCGGCGGTACTGTTTCTGGGAATCTAGTTGTGACTGGAAACTTAACGGTAAACGGCACAACTACCACCGTAGACACTGACAATCTCACGGTAAAAGACAACAATATAACCCTCAACTATGCGACCGGCGACTCATCTAGCACCGCAAATAACGCGGGTATAACGATTCAAGATGCGGTGGACGCAAGCACAGATGCCTCAATCCTATGGAAGACGGCAAGCGATACTTTTGATTTTTCACACAAGCTAAAAGTTCCAAACGTAGAGATAGACGGTCAAACTTTAACCAGCTCAAACGATCTTGATTCGTTATCGGATGGATTTTACAAGTGGTCTAGCAGTCAACCGACAAACGCGCCAGCGCAGTATATGGTCATGTATCAAATGGCCGACCCAAATCAAAAAATACAAATTGCGTGGGGTGCTAGCACTAACGGAAAGTTATACGTTCGTCGGGCCGATAACGGGACTTTTTACGCATGGACGCAAATGCTAACGACTGCATCAGCCAGTAGCACATACTTGCCTCTAGCTGGTGGGACGCTGACCGGGGCTTTAGGTGGGACTACAATTTCAGCATCCGGTAGCAGCGGTAGCACCGCAATAATCTCAGCGAATGGTGACGCTGACGGTCAATGGGCGGGCAGATTTGAAAATACTCATACGTCAGGCTATGGGATTTTGGGCATAACAGCTTCAAACTCTGTTAATCAAAGCGCGTTTGAGATAAGAAAAAACACTTCCGATCAGGCCATGCTAATAAAAGCTGACGGTACTTTTTTTGCTAATTACGCAGCGGTGTTCGCTGATCAAGTACAAATTGGCGACACAGTTCAACAAAACTCTTATGGTCTACTTCAAGTCAACCAAGAGGCAAATAACGACGAAAGTGGAATAGGGATTCTTGACTCTACTGGTGGTAGGTCAATGAGGCTATGGACTGATAACACTAAGAGTTACATCAATTCAGGCGATGGAGGTTCGGGAGATCTTATTTTTAATGAGGCGATTACGGTTTCTTCAGGCGGCAATTTAACCGGAGTCGGCACTATCTCTTCTGGTAGGCATACAATTACATCCACCGGAACTATCGGTGGTGCAACAGTAGCAAACGGATACTCCATCATAACCGATGGAACTAGCACTCTCGCTCTTGATCCAAATGAAATCCACACCACAAGCACCCTCTACATATTATCCGAACAAGCGGACATATATTTCCGGGGACTGAGTAATGCCGGAGTCATTTTAAGAAACGGCACAACACAGTTTATGGATGCTTCACGCAACTTGACCAACATTGGCGCAATCACTAGCGCTGGAGATGCGTCAATCACAGGCGGTTCATCAGGCTCCACTGTTTTAACGCTAACAACTAACTCGTTAGTAGATACTCCGCTTATGGTGTTCCAGCGAACTGGTTCGGCAGTAGCTGGCAAGCTGGCTTATGAAGACAGCAATACAGCAATGAGTTTTGGCACGACAACTGCTCATGAGTTGAAGTTTTTAACAAACAACACGTCACGGTTAGAAATTAATTCAACGGGGAATGCAATCTTTGCCGGTTCTATTACTAGCAGCGATGTTATCAAAACTACGCAAAACATCCAATCAGGGGATGGGTCTGGAGGCGTTGCTTTAACAATAAATGATGGTTATGGAAATGCCAACGTCACATGGAATCATGAAAATGGCACCCCTGAGCAAAATGGTAATGCTGCGCGGATAGAAGTTAATACTGATTCCACAAGCGGCGCATCAATGCGTTTTGAGCTTTTATCTAACGTGTCTAGTGGTACTGCAACTGCATTAACTAGCGTCTTTGAGCTGCAAGAGGATAAAGCAGAGCTTGAATCAGGTGTTGCCTTTTATATGAATGGCAACTCCGTTATAGACAGCTCGCGCAGGGCTGATTTTGCAGAGGTAGACGTTTCTGGCAGGATTTTAATTAACGGTGGAGCTGGAGGATCAGCTTTATTAGATGTTGATGATGCTGTATCTGGTGATTGGGCTGGGAGATTTGAAAACTCTGATGCGTCAGGCTATGGGCTTTTAGCAATAACGGCTTCAAATTCTGCCAGCCAGAGTGCTTTTGAGGTAAGAAAAAACACTTCCAATCAAGCAATGTTGATAAAAGCTGACGGTACTTTTTTTGTTCAATATACCGCTACCTTCAACGACACTTTGCTAGTCGGAAAAACTACTACATCATTACTTACTGCTGGCATAGCTCTTAATTCTAACGGAGCAATTTATGCCACCGTAGATAATGAACGTCCTTTAATTCTAAACAGAGAAACAGCAGACGGGTCCATTGCAGAGTTCCGTAAAGACAATAGCATAGCCGGCGTTGTGGCTTCTGTGTCTGGAGACATTGTTGTTGGCACAGGCAATACTGGCCTTCGTTTTTATAATGCAGGACGCGCCATTCAACCAAGAGACACGGACGGTACTGCGGCAAACGATGTCATAGATCTCGGGATGTCTACAAATAGATTTCGCGACCTTCATCTTTCTAACCGCGCTTTTAACGGTGACGGCAGTGCTTCAGCGCCTTCAATTTCATTTGGTGCAGACACGAACACAGGCTTTTATCGGGTTGGCTCCGACAAAATTGGTTTTGTCACAGCAGGAACCATTAGGGCAATGCTGGATAACTCTGGCAATTTTCTGGTGGGAAAAACCTCTTTAGCAATAGCAAATGAAGGTATTGTTTTTGAGAAAGGCGGTGCCGCAGAGTTTACAACAGACGCTGCACGAGTGATGCGCCTTAATCGCACTTCTGATGACGGCAGTATTCTTGAGCTAAACAAAGACGGCACCACAGTCGGCAGCCTCGGATCAAAGTCTGATGATCTTTATATTTCTACAGGCGACACAGGTATTAGATTTAATGATGGCAATGACCAGATATGGCCAGTTGGCACAAACGGCGCAAGTAGAGATGCTGCTATATCTCTGGGCAACTCAGGCGTTAGATTTGCGAGCCTTTACCTCAGTGGAACCGCTCACATTCCTGAAGTCAACGTAGGCCGAGGAGTTGTTTACCTTGAAAGCAACTCTAACGGATCAAATGATTCTGGTGCTGGAGTAACTTTACGCACATCGTCCAACCCTAGCGGGAACGGCTCTATTTTCGACGTTAGGTCGTCGGGTCAGGCAACTAGGTTTTACGTTGGCCAAGATCTAACGAGTTCGGGCTATAACCCTTTTTATGTCGGCAATAGCAACTCCACTACTAACAACGGTGTTGCGAGCAACTACAGTATTGAGCTGCTTACAAATGGAAGCATAACAGCAGAAGGAAATATAACTGCTTACGGTTCAGCATCTGATATCCGCCTAAAAGAAAACATAGAAACAATCCCAAATGCCCTAGAGAAAATTAAATCTCTGACCGGCGTAACCTTCAATTATAAGAAGGACGGCTCAAGGTCAACTGGAGTGATCGCGCAAGAAGTACAAAAGGTTTTGCCAGAAGTTATATATGAAACATCAGAGGTTGGCAGAAGCGAGGAGCAAGACAGTTCTTTTTTAGCGGTTCGGTATGGCCAAATGATGGGCTTGGCAATTGAGGCAATTAAAGATTTATCAAATGAGATAGATGAACTAAAAAACGAAATTAAGGAGTTGAAAAATGGCGATTAGTAAAACTGAAAAAGTAACAGGCTATGAAATCCGCATGAACGACGGCGAAGATGCGACGTTGTACATCCAGTCAGTTACGACTTGGGACGACCCTGACGACAATGATTTACCAATGACTAAAGGAACCAGCCGCAGCTTGACAAAAACGACCACAACTGTCACTTACAACGAGACGACTGGCGAGCGTACTGAATCTAAAGCAGCAACTGACATCAGCGGCGAAAGCCAAATGATCCAAGACATCTGCGCGATAATCTGGGCATGAGTGATTACACCATGAGAGATGACCTTCTGTCGTTTACTCATCAGTTTAGTGATGGAAATGCAGGTGTTTTTTATCTACAACCTGACCCTCACTTAACTCCAGAAGAACAGATCAGCCTGTTTATTACGCAGCAAGAAGACCTGATAGAGCAGATCGCGGAATGGCAGTCACAATAAGCACATTCACAATCCCAACGGTTGATATCTTTGGTTTTGATCCTCCTGCTTTAGCTGGATTTTCCGATGTTATCGGTAGCGGAGTTATAACGAACGGATCAGTTGTCGCGTTTGGAGGCAATGGTGTTCGTGATTTGCTATGGCAAGCATCCACTGATCGGATTACATTTTCAGTCTACGGCTTGCATGAAAATGCTGGATGGGACTACATAACCATTAATGGAACAAACTACAGCAGATCCTCAGCTAGTGGATTTTCACGTTTTGGAATAAACAACAGCACAGCAAGCAATAACTATACAAAAGGCGGCATTTATACCCAGTGGTACTGGAACAATGTTCCTAATTTCCCTTTTGCTTCTTATTCATCAGGATCTACTCAAGCGATTACTATTCATCACAGCGGATCAGTGCCAGCATCCGGCTCTATTAGCTTGAATGAAATACATCAAGAGGCTGGTGGTAGCTCTGGCACTCAAGTCGGCTTGAATGATTCTGACGTTCGGGCTTTGAACTGGTACAACACCGTAGCAGGAAGCGCGATTGCGAGTGGCGGCAAGAACGCAATGCAAGAGTATTATTACCCCTGCAACGTAGGAGAGAAGCAAGGCGATCAGCGTAGAAGATTATTTAGTACAACGACCAACGATCTTAACTATAAGTTAGCAAGTGCTGATGCAGATATTGATAATGCGAGCATAAACGCGGCTACCACTATTGCTAAGTGCGGTATGACGGTTGAGTTTGACGGAACAGACACAAGGCTTAGGTTTCATTTGTTATCTACGGCTAACTTTACAGGCTCAGGTGCTACGATAACTTTAACAAACCAATACTGGAACCCAACGGCGACTGGGACGAGCAGCCCACAGACCTATAGCGCAGTGACGAACGATGCTATTACCTTTGAAGGTGTTCAGGTCATCCAAGCCGCGCTACTGACTTCCCAACACAACGAATCATTGGCAACAGGGACTCAAAACCCTGGAGGTGGTCAGATAGGCCAAAAGTCTTATGACGTTTCTGGCTTTGGCGAAACTTTAATGACCAGCAATAGCATTACGTCATTCGTTACCACGGCGGCAAATACTGCTTATGGCAGAAGTTTTCAGGTATCAACAACGATGCCTCGCTTTACCTATGGAGACAAAGTTTCAACGGTGGACTGTAGATTCAGATGGGCTTTGAGGTTACTTGGATACAGCCCAGAGAATCGGACCTTTATTGAGAAGGAAGAAACATTAAACTTTATGATTAGCCTGAGAGCTAGGACCGATAAATTTAATTAAATTAAAAAATCGGGTAGAATGCCACTTTTAACTAGGAGAGGAAAATGAGTGAGGAAAAGAAGGAAATAACAGCCGAGCAATATGTCAATCTGGCGAAGATTGATTCCTTAGCTAAGCAGAATGCTCAGCAAGCGGTTCGGATAGCCGATTTAGAAGCACAGATCGGGCTTTACCAAGCACAGCAACAACAGGCACAGCAGCAGCCAGAGGAGCCGATTCCTGGTGAAGAACCAGTCTTTGAAGAAGTGGACGAAGCTCACTAACCGAAAATCTGCTGCATGATGGACGATTATGATTGCGGAAATCTCAGCAGCTATCGCGGCAGTTCAGTCTGTCAACAGCGCGATACAGACACTCAAGGAGGCAAAGGGTCACGGCGGTGATCTGTCTGGAGTTATAGGTCGCTGGGCTAATGCGACTGAAAAAGCGCAAGAGGCTGAGAAGAAGGCCGCTGGCAAGATGAGTTATCAAGAGGCTCTGAAAATGGAGTCTATAACTCGCCAGCTTCAAAATTTTGATCGACAGTTGCAAGACATCTGTTTGATGCAGGGTCAGCCAGAGTTGTACCATTCAATAAAAAGAAGAATGGAAGAATCTAGGTTAGCGCATGAAAAAGAAGTTGCTAGAATTAAACTAAAGCGAAGGCAGTTTAGAGAAAGTGTTAAGCTGATCGCAACGATGGTGGGTTGGGGTTTGCTGTTCATTGGCTTGCTGATGACCGGCCTTTACCTGTACACAAATTAGGATTGCAAGATGCAAACGGAAGCCAAATCAATTGTGGATGCGGTTGCAGTAGGCGGAGGAGTAGCTTCTTTGGCTGGATGGTTGCCCGATATTGCAGCACTTTTAACTATTGTTTGGTTGTCTATCCGAATTTGGGAAAGCGAAACGGTTAAAGGTTTGTTCGGGCGTAAAGGTGAAAGTGATGGAGACTCTTGACGCACTCGCAGCGATTTGGCCCATAGCCTTTGGCTTTGTGACTCTCGTTATTGTACTGGCGAAAATGCACAGCGATATTGAGCAGATAAAAGAGAAAGTAAGAACGCTGTTTGAGCTATTCAACAGCAAAAATAAATAGCGGAGGAAATAAGACAGAAGTAAATGAAGTTTATTCTAATTATCATCATCGGGAGCTGGGTATCGCCCGATAGGATTGAATTTGACACCCTAGAAGAATGTGAGATTGCAGCAAAAAAACTAACATACGGCAAGATAGTAACGGCTTGTGAGCCAGGAGATAAATATGCTGGAGTACATAGAGATAGCGACGACATTAGTCGCCCTTTGTAGCGCAATTTGTGCAGTAACCCCGACAGTGAAAGACGACACCATTATTGCGAAGGTGTACAAAGTGCTGGAAATTTTTGCGCTTAATATCGGGAAAGCCAAGCAGTGATAGACAAGCTCATCGGGCCTGTTACGGGCCTGTTAGACAAGTTTATTGAGGATAAGGACCAGAAGGCTAGACTAGCCCATGATCTGGCTACAATGGCCGATCAACACGCGCAGGAGCTTGCTAAAGGTCAGTTAGCTATCAATCTAGCGGAGTCGAAGCACAAATCGCTGTTTGTGTCGGGCTGGCGACCCGCTCTGGGATGGGTCGCTGTACTTGGTATGTTTGGGAACTACATAACGATTCCCTTCACTAACTTCGTCTTAGCCTTGTTAGAAATAGACATAACTATCCCACTGATACCCTTGGAAACGATGATGCCTATTGTCATGGGGATGCTGGGTTTAGGTGGGCTTAGAACATTTGAAAAACACAAAGGTGTTCATAAGGATTGAGATGTTTAAGTATTTTACGTTAGAAGAATTTGCGTGTCAGGAGACTGGTGAAAATGGAATCAAAGAAGAGTTCGTCACGTCATTGGACGCATTACGCGCTGAATGTGGTTTTCCTTTTGTCATTACGAGCGGCTTTCGGTCTCCTAAGCATAGTATTGAAGCTAAAAAGCCTGGCGGCCCAGGACAGCATGCGACAGGCTGCGCTGCTGATATTGCTATTAGTAACGGGGCTGACCGTTTCATTATCGTTGCTAACGCTCTTAAACTCGGATTCTCAGGTATTGGAATCGCCAAGACTTTTGTCCATGTAGACATCCGTCAGACAACCCCAGTTATTTGGACGTACTAAATAAAAGGCCCACCGAAGTGGGCCAGTACGCCGAGGGGCGCGGGGGAGAAGAGATTAGATTTTAACACAGTATCCCCTAAATACGATTATTAGTTTTGTTTACTTCTTCGCTTAAATAGTTTACGATGTAACTGTTTCAGCAAAGGAGAAGAAAATGGAACAGTCAGAAAACATCAACGAGCTGGCGACAGCACTTGCGAAAGCGCAGTCCGAGATTCGCAATCCAGGTAAAAACACCAAGAACACATTCTTCAAGAACGAGTACGCTGATCTAACGTCAGTCCTTGGTTGTATCCGTCCTGTAGCATCCGCGAACGGGCTATCATTCATCCAAGCAGTAGAGGCTAAGGCTGGGCATGTATGTGTCTCTAGTCAGATATCCCACGGTTCAGGCCAGTGGATTAAGCAGACTGCATCTCTAAAGATCTCTGAGGCAAGTAAGAATCCTGTGCAAGACTTGGGTTCAATGGCAACTTATCTCAAGCGATACCAAGCTCAAAGCATGTGGGCAGTCTGTGCCGATGAGGACACTGATGCACAAGATCTTACGTTGGGAATAGAAGATATCTCTGACGAGAAGGTCGCCCATCTTGACGCGATGCTAGATGCTACTCAATCAAGCAAGTCTGCATTCCTCAAAGTCTACGGTGTAGAGAATCTCAAGAGTCTCACTGACTCACAGTATGAGAAGGCTAAGAAGCAGCTTCAGCAGAAGAAAGCGAAGCAGGCTAAGAAATGAACACTAACAAAAATTATCCAGCTAAGTTAATTAATCCTATGACGAAAAAAAAGAAAGAAGGCAAGTCTGTTGTCAGTCTTAATTTTCATCAGGATGACGAGCCTACGAATCGGTTAGAGCGGAGAATCCTAAAAGCTATACAGAGGAAGCGCAAATGAAGATCCACAACGTAGAGCAAGGCTCTGAGGCGTGGTTTCAGCTACGGCTTGGGGTTCCATCTGCCAGTAAGTTTAAAGATCTGCTAACGCCTACAGGAAAGCCTAGTGCTCGTTCTGAGCCTTACATGCATGAGCTGCTTGCAGAAAAAATGTCAGGCAAACGGTTTGAGACGTTTGAGACCTTTCATATGAGACGAGGCATAGAGTTAGAGCCTGAAGCCGCGAATGTATTTAGTTTTCAGACCGATTTAATCTGCCGAGAGGTTGGGTTTGTGACCAATGATGAGGAGACTGTTGGTTGCTCACCTGATCGGTTGATTCAAGACTTGTCTGGGCTAGAGATTAAATGCCCAGCGCATAACACCCATGTGAAGTATCTGATTGATTATCACAAGAATAGCGAAATGCCATCTGAGTATTACGCGCAAGTACAGGGGACTATGTGGTTGATGGATCTTCCAGATTACTGGTTTATGTCCTACCACCCTGACCTACCGAATCTCATCATGAAAGTACAACGTGATGAAAAGTATATCGCTTCACTCTCAGCGGCGGTTAATAAATTGCTGGAAGATATTGAAACTAACTTAACTCTGATAGGGAGAATATGATGGACTATGATAATCGTGGACGGGTGTCTATGTGGAAGAACGACAGGCCAAATGGCCCTACCATCTCAGGTAAGCTCGTTGCTCACCGTGACATCAAAGAGGGTGAGACCCTAGATATCGCTTTGTGGAAGCAAGAAGCTTCAGGCAATCAGCCAATCATGAAGGGTAAGGTCTCTGATGTTTACAATGCCAGCGCACCATCAACTGGAGTAGAAGACGATGACCTCCCGTTTTAATTTCGGTAAGTCACTAAGGTTGGCACAGGTCAAGAAGGGAGTAAGCTCTACGGAGCTTGCTGCCCAACTTGGCATCACTAAACAGCAAGTCTCTCAGTGGAGGTATAGAGAAGACGCGAAGTTATCTCTGATAGACAAGATCTGCAAACAACTTAAAATGCACCCGTTTGACTTTCTGGAGTTGACTGATGATTAAAAAGTTATGGGAGGAGATTAAGGCTATTGTTGAAGACTTGATAGACGAGTTGAAGCGATGAACGGTCAATTCTGGCTAATACAAAATCGTCGGGACATTGACAACGTCCTGACTTTTTTCCGTAAATCGTTGGAGGACTGGAACTATGAGCGCCCCGTGGCGTGGAAGCTTGAAGCTTATTCCACGGTTAGATCTCTTAGTCAGAATGCTCTATTCCACATGTGGATGGGTGAGATGTCTAAGCACTTCTCAGAGAAGGTGCCCGTCAGCCCTGAAGACATGAAGAAGCTTATGAAGAATGAGTTTCTGGGGACTGAGGACGTAATCGTCGGTAATACAACGATCCCTAATCAACTGAGATCTACTAAAGACTTAGGCAAAGGCGAGATGCATCAATTCATGGAGCAAGTTTTCCATTGGGGCATTGATCATGGTGTACAATTGACCAACCCCAAGAATAGCGAGTTCCAACGTGGCAGAAACGCTTCGGGCTAAATGTTTAAAGGCTTTCCAGTTGCTACGCAGGCTGGAAGAGGCAGATGATGATGGGATGTGCGAGTGCGTCACCTGTGGCGATGTTCGTCACTATACTACGGTTCATGGTGGGCACTTTCTGCCCAAGGGCAAAAGCAGTTTCTATGCGTTTGATTCCAACAATGTCTGGCCTCAATGTCCAGGCTGTAATATCTACGGGATGAAACATGGCTCCGCGGCGCAAGTATATACGATGTTCATGATACGAAATTTCGGAAAAAATCATGTTGATCATATGCTTGCAAATCAAATGACAACATTTAAGCTTTACGCTAAGGATTACAGAGAAATGCTGTCAGATTTCAATGCCAGAATTAGGAAAGAAAAGAAAAGGATTGGTGTGCTTTGAGTGTGGCTCTCAGGCTGATCACGCTCACCACGTTGTTCCCAAGGTTCTGGGAGGGACTCAGACAATTAATCTGTGTGCGACTTGCCATTCTAAGGTTCATTCGCCACATTTATTAAGAACGTCAGAATTAACTAAAGCGGCACTTCAGAAAAGAAGGGAACAAGGATTAAGCACTGGCGGTATCTTGCCGTATGGCTACACTCGGAAAGATGGGAGGATCAGCAAGAATCTTGAAGAACAGAAGATAATTAAAGAAATGCTGAAGATGCGTGACAAGGGAATGATGCCTATGCAGATTGCTGCTCATTTTGCAGATCTGGGCGTAAAGAATCGGTCTGGAAATCCAATGCATAGTAAAGGCGTTCAGAAAATATTTAAAAGGTATGATGAGAATGAAGAAAGATCCGACTCCTGAAGAGTGGAATCAAACGAAATGGCTTGCCGTAGACGAACCTCCGCATTACAACGTCGGAGAGATTGAATGTATAGATTACATCAGACAACAGCTAGGCGATCAGTTCGGGGCTTACTTGCTGGGTAATTGTATCAAGTACCTACACAGGCATAAGTACAAGGGAGCGCCTACGGAAGACCTCAGGAAGGCTCAGTGGTATTTGAATAGGTTGATAGAGGAAAGTAAGTAGAGTAGTATTTGTGTGTCGGCGGGATTAGCAGTCCCTGAAGGCCGATTTGAGTTAGGTGTGATTAGAACCGAGCGCAAACCGACACGGTTCAAATTGTCTCATAACGTCTTATTACCTTCAACTGCTTTTCGCCGATGGAAAGTGGGGCTTAATCGTGCCTCCAATCCAGATAGCGATAATCCGTAAACACGTTGTAGGTCTGACGGCTTGACCCGATTTACGTCCCAGAAGCAGAGACCCAAGTGGGTTGATTAGGGTAGCGCCTAGTCAGGAACGCGAAAGCACATGAGTACCGCATCTTAGGATGTTATCTCGCAAAACCTAACGGATTTAACGTATCCCATGGTTGAGATATGCAAAAGGGAAAAAGCCGAGGTGTGCCCAAGGAGAAGTGAATGCACAAAGAAAACCATGAAGATTTCCGCAAACGGTGGAATGGCAGTCACGAAGTAGTTGAGATGGTTGCAATGATGCTCTTGCGAAGCGGTTTCTGGGTGCAGATACTGCCGCAAGAAATGACCCCTAGTTTTGAGGCTAGACACAAATACTCAGACAGCGGCGACCTGAAAATTTTCGGGTTTGGTGAGGAGTTGATTTGCGAGGTCAAGGGGTCAGGTTACGAGTTTAAGGACGGCAAGCATCCCTACCAGAGAGCATTCATTTGTAATCAGTGGAGCTTTGATAAGGCTGATCCGAAGCCTAGTTACTATTTTATAGTAGATAAAGCCCGAGAGAACGTCGCTATCTTCAATGTACGCAAGCATGCCTCCGAGATGAAGCTAGT